TGCTGCAAAATAGGAAGGGATCCCCGGGAATTGGTTCTCGTTGAGGATCTCCCTCAGAGAATGACGCTCACTAAATACCCCGACCTGAGCGTTCAGGAACGAATGACGGGTTACTATCCCCGTATCGGAATTGAGGAGGGAGTCGAGCGAATGATCGAAAAAGTTAAATCTCGTTTATGATCGTACTCATCACACCAACCGGAGGAAGGCAGAGGCAGATCGAACTCTGTGCCCTATATATGAGCCGACAGGATTACACGGGAGAGGTCGCTTGGCTGATAGTCGATGATTGTGAGCCCCGAACTACGGATTTCATTAAGGAGGATTTTCGGCCCCTGTGGGATATCGTAAAAGTGAGGCCCGAGCCTCTTTGGACGTACGGAGATAATACTCAGGGAAGGAATCTCGCTGCCGGAATCTCCCGAATGTTATCCCTTTACAATCGGAAAGATATCGAGGCGATCTTTATTATCGAGGACGATGATTACTACAAGCCTTGCTATATCAGGGAAATGTGCAAAAGGATCCGGGGATATCACCTCGCAGGCGAGATCCGAACGATTTACTATAATGTAGCACTTCAGCGATGGATTAAACACGAGAATAAAGAGTGGTCGAGCCTCTTCCAAACTGCGTTTACGCCTGATATTCTGAAAACGGTATATGCTACACTTCAGGAGAAATTTATCGACTACACGCTTTTCCGGCTCGTAGAGAAAAAGAATCTCTTTCAGGGGCCTGATTATGCTATCGGAATAAAGGGGCTATCAGGAAGGGCAGGGATCGGGGCCGGGCACGGAAAAATAATTCGCATGACGGAGGATCCCGAGGGGGATAAACTGAGGGAATTGATCGGGGCCGACGCTGAACTTTATTTACGTCCGATAGAAACTGTCGGAAATCACTCGAAAACTATCGGATAAAAAGCATACAACTCTATAAATCAATTAATTAAACTATCGGAAATGACGGGGATATGTGTCGTTTACAACACGAAGGATCTTTTTCAGAGAGCCTATGAGAGCGTTCGGAAGTTTCACCCGGGCCTCGATATGTTAATCATCGACGGATCCTCTGAGTCGGATCCCTGTTTCGATTACGTTCGCAGCCTGAGGAGTGAAGCAACGATTTATCAATTCAGGAATAATGTCGGGCACGGGCCGGGGATGAATATCGGCCTCGAGAAATGCAAGGACGATGAGGCCCTGATTTTTGACTCTGATATCGTCATGCTCCGCAGCCCCCTCTCGGGGATGCTCTCCCTTATGACTCGGGAAACGTACGGAGTCGGTTGGATTACCGAGATAGGAAGTGACGGGTTCGACTACGGCACTTTTCCGGGGCATTTCCGAGAGGCCCCGATCCCTTATCTGCACCCGTATTTTATGATTCTGAACGTAAAGCAATATTTTCGCTTCCCTCCCTTCATTAATCATGGTGCCCCCTGCTTTCAAGCGATGAAGGCGATACACGAGAAGGGCCTCTCCCGGGATATTCTCGGAAACTTCCTCACCGGGCACACCTCAGGAGAGGGAATAAATTGGAAAGGAAGGCCAAACCCTTACATACAACACGATTTCGGGGGCACTCGCACCATGAATAAGAATAACGGGGAGGGGGAGGTCCCGGGGAAATGGCAAAGATAGCCGTACTTGGGCTCGGGGAGAGCCTCTCAGAGTATTCAGGAGGTTTCGACCTTACGATCGGAGTGAATGACATTTGGGGGAAAGTTCAAACGGATATCGTTGTCTGTGTTGACAAGCCCGAAAGATTCACGCCTGAACGATTGCAGACGATCGCCACGAGTCGGCCGATCAGATTCTATACTCAGGTATCGGATTGGAAGGAGCGACCGGATTATTTCGCCATAACGCTTCAGGAGCAATATCCGGCTTACGAGTGCCTTCTCGATATCCCTTCCGTTCCTAAATCGCTCTGCTCCCCCTTCGTCGCCTGCTGCATAGCGTATAAGTTTCACGAGGCTGAAGAGATCCACCTCTTCGGGGCTGATTTCATTTCGCACCCTCACCTGAAGGAAATAAGCATTCGGAGGATCCTAGTCCACTTCACGACTCTGAAAGAGGCCCTCAGGAAAAAGAGGGTTTCTCTCATCATTCATGGATCGGGCCTGCTTTCTTCGCTGAACGATTAAGTACAGTAATTAATCCGGGGAGGCGATTTAACTTTATCGCTTTCATAACTCAGGGGAATGGGGAAAAAAGCGATTTTAAAAGTTTATGGGGATATCGGCGAGAGCGTTCCTGATATGTTTTTTATGGAAGGCCCCGATACCGTTAGTGCAAAACAAGTTTCTGAGTTTCTCGATCAAAATCAGGATGCAGACGAGATCATCGTCAAAATTAACTCCCGGGGCGGTGACGTTCAGGAGGGTTGGGCAATTCACGATCTTCTCATTAACTCAGGAAAGAAGATCTCAACGATAGGCGAGGGAAAAGTTTACTCTATCGCTACGATTATATTTCTCGCAGGCGAGGAAAGGAGCATGATGCAGAATGCCGACGGCCTGATACATAATCCATTTATTCCTGAATACACGCTCGCTGATAAGTACGAAAGTACAGATCTCCTGAAGATCGCTGAGAGCCTCGCTCAGGAGGAGGAAAAGATTTTGGATTTTTACGCCCTGAGAACGGGCACCGATAAGGCCAAACTCGCTACCTACATGAAGGACGAAACCAAGTTATCAGCTAATGATATGCTCACTCTTGGCTTTGCCACAAAGATTCTCGAACCCGTGAAGGCATACGCTTTTTATAAATTAAAAAACTTAACTATAATGAAAGAAACCGAAGAAAAAGCCTTTTTCGAGAGGCTCGGAACCTTGCTCGATAGCAAGATCGCAAAGGCGTTTTCTCGCCTTCCTGAGGGAAAGAATATCGAACTCACCGATACCTCCGGCAACACGCTTACCGTTGATAAACCGGAAGGGGATCCTGCCGTTGGCGATAAAGCCTCTCCCGACGGAACCTTCGTTATGGATAACGGTGATACTATCATCGTAACGAACGGAATGATTGAATCCATTACTCCTCAGGAGGCTGAACCCGGCGACGGGGAATTGGAGAAGGCTCAGGCTGAGATCCAACGGCTGAAGGATGAACTCGCTGCTGCTACTGCTAAGGTCGCAGAGGTAGAAACTGAAAAAGTGGCTTTCGCAAAAAAAGAAAAAGAGGCCTCAGATCTGATTACCGAACTTCGGAATCTCAAAAATTCATGGAAACCCGAAGGCCGTGCCTCAGGTGAAGGGGGCCAAAACAAGGTCGATGGGATTGACCTCGACCGGGTAAAAGAAATTATTAAAAACTCAAAATCTTAAAAAATGGCAGCAACAGTAAATCTTGGAGCGTTGACGTTCACCGCAGACCAACTGCGGAGTATGAACGAATTGGTCGTTAAGGCCGTTCTCGAATCCCCCGAACTATCTCTCTTCCACGAATTGGCAACAGGGATAAAAAACGATCGTGAAATCGGTATCGCCCCCGGAACTTTGGGGCTGATGGGTAAAGCAGCACAGGGTTGCACCCCCGTCGCAGATACTCTGCTCAATACCATAGCCCTCAAAACATGGTCGCCGAAAAGGATTGAAGTGATTCTCGACCAATGTGCGACCGATATCGCAGCCTCAATGGCAAAATTATCCCGGAAATTAGGCGTTCAGGTGAACGACCTGACCGGAACCGAGTATTTCGCATGGATCCTCGCAATGCTCCAAACTGATATCCCGAAAATGATCCTTCGTCACGCATGGATGGGGAATACCGCAGCTAATAACCACGATGAATCCCCTGCCGGAGTTCTCACCTCGGGAGTAGATCCTGATTATTTCAATATTCTGAACGGATTTTTCTATCAGTTGGCCGTAATCTACGGTACGACCCCGGCTCAGAAAATTGCCGTATCAGGAAACTCACAGGCCACACGGGCCCTTCAGTTCTCAGTTTTGACCCCGACCTTGGCACAGACCGCCCTCAATGATGTCGTAGACGCTGCCCCTGCCGTTCTCGCAGGCCAAGCCGACAGGCTCCTCCTCGTTACCCGTTCGGTTGCTCAGAAAGCATACCGTAGACTTCAGGAGTTGGGAATGCCCTACAAGATCGAACTTCAGACCAACGGTTTCGAGGTTTCTCAATGGGATGGGATCCCGATGTACGTCGTTCCTCTATGGGATGAGTGGATCGCTGCTTATGAGAATAACGGCACCAAACTGAATAATCCTCACCGTATCGTTATGACGGCCAAGAGCAATCTCGTGATCGGTATGGAAGGAACTACCCTCTTCGACAACGTGAACTCGTTCTACGATCAGAAATCGAGGACAAACCGTATTGAGGTATCAGACGCCTTCGACGTAAAAATTCTGAACGACGGCCTCGTACAGGTTGGTATCTAAACAACTGAAATTCAGTAAAATATGACAGCTTGTAGCAAAATAGCAGCCGATATTCTTTACACCTGTGCCCAAATGGTCGCAGGCGTAAAGGATTTAGCGTATTTTATCAATATCGACGATATCGACAAGGATAATAGTACGTTCGATCAGGACAATCCGTGCCTGATTACTTCTCTCGTTCTGAAATCGGCCTCTCCCGATCTTCAGGCCTTTCGGGTCGAAGGCCACAATTACTCGAACGAGCATGATACAGCACTCGTGAAAAAAACTTTCTATAATTCATGGGAGCATAACTTCCGTTTCAGGATCTTCGATAATACTCCCGAGGTGAAACTTTGGATAAAGAACGCAGCCGAGGCCCGTTTCGTAGTTATTCAGGAGAATAATTACTCGAGCGATGCTTCCCCGGCAGGGCGTACCGTATTCGAGGTTCTCGGATGGGATTTTGGCCTCGAGATAAAAGAGGCCGTGAGGGTCGCTGCCGACGAGGAACTCGCCGGAGGTTGGAACCTTCTCGCCGGATGTTCTGAAACGCTGAAAGAGTCGAAACCTCCTCTCGCCATGTTCATCGGTGGATCTATCACCGCTACGAGGGCTGCGATCGCTTCTTTACTATAAAAAATTGGGGAGGGTTTCGGCCCTCCCTTTTTCCTTATGGATAGAGTCGCCGAGATCAGGGCCTTCGCCCGAGAATACGTGAATGGCACAGGACAAACCCCGGAAAGAAAAAAACTAATACAGGCCGTTTATTTTCAGTTATTTCACGAGAGGCTCCGGGCCACTTGTGGCACTTGCTTTATTGAGGGCATATTCAAAATTATAAAAATGGAAGAGAAGAAACCGTGCAAATATAGGCTCCGCAAGGGGCAGATAATTCAGCCCTTCGGTGGGGGGATCATTATAAATTCAAATATTACGGATGAAATCGTCGAGCAGGCCCTTCAGGATGGAACGGCAAACCGATCGATGTTCGATATCTTCCCGGAGGATCCCGTGATTATGGCTCTCGATCCTGAAGATCTCCCGAATGAGGAAATCCCTGAATTGGATGAGATCCGGGAAAAGGTCGCAGAAAAAACTCCCCAAAAGAAATCTCATAAAAAAATCATTCGATGAGAGTTTCGGCAACCGTTACGGCCCCGAGGGTAGAGCAGAACTCATATAGCCTCATTAAAAAAATTAAGCTATACGGGCAAAAAAACGACTATCCTCAGAAGATCCTCGATATTATTAACGCCTCCGGCACGGGGAAGGTGAGCGTTAACCTTTACACGAAATTTATCAGGGGGAACGGTTTTTTGGATCCGGCTCTGAATACTCTTCAGGTGAACGCCCGGAAAGAACGATTATTCACGATCCTCGCCAAGTGTGCGAAAGATCTCAGGGCCTTCGACGGTTTCGCTATACTCGTGAAGTATAACGGCCTAGGGGAGCCTATCGAATACTACAATATTCCTTTCGAGCATTGTCGGATAGAAATTAACGAAAAAAAATACTATACGGGCCGTGTAGCGATTCACCCTGATTGGACCTCCATCCGGGGGCTCCCGTTCTATGATAAAGATATTTGCTACCTGACCCGGTTCAATCCCCTCACCGTTCAGGGAGAGATACTCGCAGCCGGGGGGCCTGAGGACTACAAGGGCCAAGTTTATTATTATACCTCGGACGGCGACTTTGAATATCCTATCTGCCCGTTCGACGCTATCGTTACCGATATGCTCACCGAGGAGAGCGTTTCAACGGTGAAACATCGTAACGCAAAACATAATTTTTTACCCTCAGGGATCCTCGTCCGTAAAGGGATTAAGCCCAAGACGAACGACGACGGAACGATAGACGAGGATGATCCGGCCTATCAGGAGCAGATCTCTTCGGCTCAGGAGATAAAACGGATGCAGGGGGATGAGAACGCAGCGAAGATTTGGGTCGTGGACGTAGATGCAGACGAGGAAAAGCCCGAATTTATTGATTTTACCGCTAAAAACTACGATCGGCAATATGAGGTAACCGAAAGAACTGTTCAGGAGAATATCGCCCGTATGTCGATGATCCCCCCGATACTCCGAGGCGTTGACGTAGGGGCAGGGTTCGGGGCTGATCTGATGAAAAATGCGTACGATTTTATGAACTCTATAACCGGGGACGAAAGGAAGAGG